ATATTATTAGCTGTTGCTGTTACGCCAGTTGTAGTTATATTTGGATAGGTTTCGCCATTATCTGAATTACTATTCCATGCAACAATTGGCGTTGTCGTGTTACAACCCCTATAAGCAGCTATAGCAGAACATCCATCGCCACCATTAGTATTTCCTATTGTATAATTTGTGCCACCAGTATCAGTAGATGTTGCAACCCTATAATGTACTTCGCTATAATTTTCTAATCCTTCTGTACCAAATAATTTAGTCCATCCTGACGGAACCGTAATGCCACCGTAAGCAATCCATACGTGCAAAATCATTACGTCACCAATAGCAAGGTCTACTGGTTTATCAATAACCATATCTAGATTATTGGTAGTTTTTGTACTTACGTTTACAAAACTAATAGCCATATTACCACGTTATCCCGTAGGTTATTTCCGTCCCGCCATTTTCCAAAACAATTTCGCTTATTTTATTAACATCAAATTCCATTGTAAAATCGCCGCTATCCATTAAAACATGCCCGCAGTTCTGATACATTTTCCAGCCTACAAAAGTACCAATCGTTAAAGTATCGTCCTTTAATTGTACGTCAAATACTTCTTCTACTTCATCGCCGTTAAAATAAATAATCATTAATGACACCTTGACAATATTAAATGAACCCTGTATTTAAAGGAAGGCTTGGTAAAAAACATAATCCTTAGCCCCCTTATGATTCTGAAGATGATGAAGAATAAGAAGATGATTCTGACGAAGTGCTTTCTTCTGTAATAATTTGTGGCGCAGTAGCCTGATATAAATAAATTTCCAAGTGATGAAAGTTACAATAATCGCAATAACTGATATTAAACCACGAATTATTAACATAGATAACATCACTTGTCTTTATATCAACCAAATTACAGAATAAACGATGGGTGGATACAACGTTTGTTTTTCCATAGACAACCAATTCGTCAGCACTTAACATAGTCACGTAACATGGATAAGTTCCTACCTTAACCATGGACCGATTAACACCGCCATAAGTATCGACAGAAACTATGGCGTTAGTATATAAATCAAAAGTTGTATTTAACAAATTGTCAAACATTTAAACCAACTTTTTCCTATAGGCTTCCAAATCATTTTTATAATTGACGTTAATAATATCAAATATTTTTGCGCTGCTACTTAGGGTGTAGGAATAATTAGTAAGGGTTTCCGAAGTTACTAATCCAGAACTAGGTATCTTTGACATACTTAAGTAATCCCTGCAAATATTTGCTATCGTTTGCTTTAATCCAGTCGGAACATTAGAAGCATCATAACCTGCTTCCCATATAACCACTAGACAAACTTCGAACCAATAATCCAAGGCTGTCCATTGAATCGTTACGTCTTCAGGAATGGTTAATATGCGATTAGTCTGGTCATCGATTCTATACATGACGTTTTGCCTAATTGCGCCATACCAAGTCAATCCCGTTCCCGTTCTTAAGCACTGGGTATTCATATTAGGATAATCATAGGTAGGCGAACTAGACAAGGTTAAAGTTAAAGATGGATAGGCTGCTTCTACGGCTGTCTTTAACGAACTTAATTTAGTATAAGTATCAAAACTAAAGGAAGTAGACGTTAAAGTTTGTCCATCTGTAACTGTTAATCCGCTTACTAGTGTTGGATTTCTAGAATTAGTTTGGCCAATATTAAAATTATACTTATCAGAAGAATCGGTTACTACAATAGCTACAACAGGCGTTCCGATAAATAAAACATTATTGACCGGCCATTCAGGAAGGACTAATTCACGTTCATATTTAAACCATGTCGACCAATTCCATTTAATAAAACGTCTATCACAATATACTTCTACAGCATCAGATACAGAATGGATTAGATTGGTCAACAGGGTATCATTGGAAGTCCCAGTGATACCCGTATAAGCCTTTAGTTCTGCTAGTGTTATAAGGTAGTTTCCGTTAGGATATGTTGCCATATTAAGCCCCCATTTTTAATGCTGGAAGCTTAATTTAGCATGCCCCAGCGGATACCACACCATCTTCACTAACCCAAATGTCATCATCCGGGCAAGCGCAAGTAGTATCGGTTGTAGACTTCCATTGATTCTGTGGGTCGCCCTTGGTATTACTAAGAACCCAATAGGTTGTTACCGTATCAAACCAGATATACCAGTTATTGGCATTCTTGTAAGACTTGGCGTTGTTATATAGTCCAGCGTAATTATACGTTCCGTTGTAGGCTGTGGTACTAAATCCACTAGCGCATAGTTTTTGTGGACATGCACCCGATTGGCTACTGGAACTGGAAGTGCTACTGGTTGTTTTAACTTCCGTAGACATGCTTGAAGATTCTGTACTAGCCGAATAACCCAAGGAACTTTCACTACTAGATTCTGTACTAGCAGAAGCGTCGGTGCTATCGCTACTTGAAGAAGAACTTATGCTTTTACTAGAAGAAGAACTTATGCTTTGTGAAGTATCCGTGCTTGCAGAACTATTAGATTTACCCATAGAAGAACTAGAACTGGAAGAACTTTGTACGGGTAACGAATTATCAGGAACCACGAATGGCGCTACCGAACTTCCGTCTTCAGTTGTATAGACTTGTCCGAAACTGTCACCGTTCAGCCTGATAACCCAGCGAATATAGGTCTGGTCGGTATCAAAACGGAATTGAATGGATGTATATTTAATAGCATCGCCCATGGACAGAACGAAATAGTTGCTAAAATCACCTAGAACCAAGTCACCATTCTTAGCAGACATACATTCCATGACATTAATTTTATGTCCGTAAAGATGGTAGGCTTCATCTATGAAAACAAGTTTGTTATTTTGAAGAAGATTTTGTGCAGATGCCATAATGTCAATAAAGTTTTCTTTTGACATATACCATTCTGCAAGATTTTCATTGGCAGGGGCTAGTGCGGCTTCGAAATTTTCCAAAGTTGCAGCATCTAGTGGGTCTGCTTCGGTTATATATTTAACACCATCGCAACCCGCAGGACCCATAATACCATTCATAGAAGTAGAAAAATCGCCGTACAATATGGCCCTGTCTACAACCCATGCTATTCTTTGGGTTACAAATCCATCTATCCAGTCCTGCAATAGTTTAGAATCTTGCATTAATTCGTCGGTTATAGGAAGCAATACACAAAGCTTATTAAGTTTTTTATTAGATTGTGTCCAGCGGGGATAATCTGTGGTCTTCGATACGCCTTCACCAATCCAATAGGCCATTTTACCAGTCATGGAATCAGAACGTGTGCTTTCTGCTAATCGTGGTACTTTAGCGCCATAGGAATTGGTCTGAAGTTTAACAGCTTTTGACCAAAGTAATGATTTCTGTTGGGCAGATTCAAGAACAGGACCTACAATGGGTGCCCCTACAGTAAAGCCACCTTCAGCCGCCACGCCTTCCGATAATCCAGCGGCTTTAGAAGTAATTAAACGTTCGTCTTTTATACCAGACTTGGTATTTCGGTAAGCAACTTGTAGGAATTCTGCGAATGAATTGAATGGATTCATTTTATTAACCTTTTTGTTGAACTGGACTTGTTTAACACTACTATTTAACGGGTGTCCTTCCCATTAAACAGGTCTTTGAACCAATACAAAGAACAACACTAAGTTATACAATTAAAAGGGAAGGCGGATATTGGTTTGCACCAATATCCGCCCGAACAAGGGGAATCTTGTTAGATGGTTTTATCCATCCATTAAGTTATACTTTAATAAAAAAGGATTGGAATTTTATTTCCAATCCCTTTTTATTATTGACATTAACGTTAGCTTGTCGTAGAAAATGCCGCGTACGCTTTACCATCAGCAGCCGTATAAGCCGCCCACGTAGGCGCACCAGCGTTTCGTAATACGAAGCGCAGACAAGTCTGGTCCGTATCGAAATAAAATTCTTTCGAAATATCCATCTGTAACCCGCCCTTTTCGATAAGGGTATACTGGTCCCAGTTTCCGAACAGAATATCTTTGGCAGCACCATTTAGAACCAACATGCCATCGACCACATTAACCTTATACCCGCCCAACGTTTCCTGACCGGCTAGCGGATTAAGAATCTGTGCGACACCCTGACCCATCTGTGCCTTAATCAATGACCATGCCTGACCTGACATAAACCATTCGGCACCACCCCTTAGCGAAGCCGATACACCATTGATTAGACCCTGAACGATGGTAGGCGTCATAGTTGCAGCATGGGCCTGTGGCTGGGTAATGAATGCAGCAGCACTAGCATCCAGAACACCCATCGTACCAGTCGTAGCTAGTGTTCCGAACAATAGGTCGTTGTCCATTCTCCATCCGAACTGTCCCTTAATCTGCGAAATAACGTAGCCTTCAAGCATGTTCTTGTCCTGTAACAGTTCATCCGTTACTGGAACAAGCGCAATTAGCTTCATTAAAGCTAAATCGTGCTGGGCGAACGTGAATTTCGTAGCGACCTTCGAAGCCGCCTCGGCTATTCTATACAATCTGGGCTGCGAAGTCGTAGATTGCGTGTTAATATTCAGATAGGGCAACTTCATACCGTTGTAATTATCGCCAACCTGAATCTTACGACACTTAGGATAGATGACCCCACCTTCCATCATACGACCAAGAATTCCCGTATACAGAAGATGGTCTACAAGGAATCCACCATCCACACCAGCCCCCGTATTTTCTGACATACCGGCTGGAACCTTTTGGATAACTTCGCCCTTTGCAATCTTCTGGAACAATTCACCCATCGACTTAATTTCTTTATTAGGAACAACGATATTGGGTGCGGTTATTTCCTGCTTAATTTCTTTTGTTTCTGGCATAACGATTTCCTTTTCTGTTTTAGCTTTGAATTCAGATTCTTTCGTGGCAAGTTCTTCTTTCTTAACTATATCCGTATAAACAATATAAACAATATGACCTTCTTTAGTAAAGTATTCAAGGTCTTTTTCATCTATTTCTATAATTGAACCTGACTTCGCGTTTTCAAAATCCTTGACTAGTTTAATTTGCATATCTTCCTTTTGCCGTTTTATTTTTGCGATATCCACTAAAGGATTTCGCCTAAACAATAGACATTCACTAAGTTATACTATTTTCCCACGCCTTAACGCTTTTTGTAATTCTGTCAATTCTTTTTTACGGTCTTCTACGATTTCATTCTTTCTTGTTTCTGTTAATTCTAAATCACCATCCCTGATAATTGTAAATTTTGGTTTATCTACAGGCTTAGGTTCTACTATAATAACAGGTATTTCTTCTGGTTTAATAACATTAATAACAACGGGTTCAACGGGTTCTGTTTTTAGTTCCAATTCCTTAATCGTTTTGTCGCTTAAGGTAATCGTTTTAGCAGATATTTCACTAATCAATGCATCGGGATTGCTTGGAATATTAACCACTGAATTTTCCATTAAGGTCCACTTGGTTACAATACGTTTGCAATTTTTACCATCAATTGATTTTTCTTTGCAGTATTCTTTGAATTCGTCGGTTCCTGCTATTAAAGATTTTTGATTAATAAAGCCAATGGAATTACATTTAAGGAATCCACCTTTAACCAAGGACCATATTTCATTAGCCCTTAACGTATCTGCAAATTTAATCTTAGCTTCCAGTGAATTAGGGGTAGAACGAATTTCCAAAGCCTTACCAATACAAGGTTCGGAATAATTATGCGACCACATGACTATAGGATTTTTAACAAACCGGCTTAAATCTGCACCACAAGGCATAACCATATCGCCGTCTGCATCTAAGGAAGAAGTAGAAATGTCAGCAATAATAGTTTTTTCTTCATCAGGTAGTAATTTAATAACCGGATGATAAGCTTTTCTTTCTACAACAGCATTTTCATCAAGCCCTTCTATATCAACACCATAGGGCTTTAAACTAGAAACAAGAACTTTATTCTTCATTCGGAATTCCTTCACTTACAGGTGTTTCAGTTTCTTCGTTTACAACGGTTTCTTCGTCATCTACAATTCCTTCTATACCCATTCTACTTCTAACATAATCAGGATTATAAACGCCATTGGTTAAATAAATCTGGTCTAGTTGTGCAGTTTCCAAAGCGTCCATTGAACTATTAAATTCACCATCCCACCACAAGAATAATCTATCATCGTAAACAGAAACAAATTGTTCGTTTAGTTTTTCAAGAAAGCGTGTCAGCTTGGGTTTAATTGTAAACTGAACGTAATGATTGGTTGCCGATTTAGAAGATGCGAAGTTCGATTCGTTAATTACTAAAAGTGCTTCTGGAACACCAAATACAGAAGCGATTTCCTGTCTAACTGCATCCCGGCCCGTCTTGTACTGCATTTCCCTAGGATTAAAGCCTAATTGTTGAACTTTAACATCCCCGCTGGCGACCAATGGCTTACCAGAATTTTGTACAGAACCAAATTTCTTATACCACATCTTCATTAATTCTTTTTGTTCGTTTTCCTTGATTCCGTTAACATAAGACACAAGAAAATCGGGTCTTGCATTATTTCTGTTTAAATAATTTTCTGTCTGGTCATAATATAATTCCCGTTCAGCAGCCGATAAACATTGTTCCAGTTCGCCCTTACCATATAGCACACTTCCCGGCGAAGAATTTAACATGTGAATAATAGCTTCAGGCGGGAAACTATGACTTTCTACCCCATCTTTACTATAAAGATAGTTTTGTATATCCCCATAGCCCCAAGCATTTTCTTTAACCTTGATGGAAACATTTTCACTTAACAAAGGATAAAGGCCTGTTATTTTATCCCCTTCCTTTTCCATGTAGATATAAGAATTTCCAATTAGACCCAAATACGTTTCGTTTAAAATAACAAAGTCAGTCCAATTCATTCTACTATTAGGTCTTTCAATTAAATCTAAAACTTGGTGTTCGGTAATTTCAACTAGTTCGGTAAAAGATTTCTTACTGGAAGTTTTAACCGCTAATTGGATTTCCTTTTTTAATATTTTATGTTTAGACGCCTTTAAGGATTGTCCATTTTCTTTCTTGTAATAAAGGCGAATAGGAATAGAAGATAGGGTTTGGGCATTTTTATTCAGACAAGCGGCCACCCAACCAAAATTATATTTTAATAATTCCTTTGGGCTGTAGACTTTATCACTACCCGAACCCATTAATAGTTGCCACAAGCTGGTATTTTGATTAAAGGCTTTTTCTTCAATTGAATTTTTACCAAACAAACTTTTAAAATTAAACATGAAGAAAATCCTTATATATTGTTAGAAAAATAACATAGTCGTTCAAGAAGTTATACAATTAAATACTATTCTTCATAATCACTGTAGGCTAATAATACAGGCTTACTTGAAGAATTCCGTTCGTTCCAAATATAATTCACACAATATCGCATCGCATCCATTAAGTGGTCGTTCTTTTTAACCGGTTTATTCTTTTCATCATACGAATAATTTTCCATTTCTTTAATAAATTCAACACATTTAGAATCCAAAGTTAACCGTCCACTACTTAACATATCCTTAGCCCTACTAATTCCGTGATACAATTCGTTATCTGCCCCACAAACATTAAATCCATGCATTTCCAATTCCGCAATTAAATGGGCAGCAGAAGGGTCCACTACGATTTTTGGATTTAAAGGACGATATCTTTCACACCGCTTAATAATATCACCTATTAACATTTTGGTTTTACTATATTCTTCCAGTAAATGAAGGGAAGATTCTTTACCGACACCAAAGAAAGTAAAAGCAGAAGGAACACTAAACCCAAAGTCCAATCCCAGTACGAATTCACTAAAATCACTGGTTTTCTTTGAACGACAATGTTCTTCCCTTGTAAATTCAGGATAAATACCATGTTCCAACGCGCACCAATATCCTTCAACATATTTACTAAACATGGTTCCGGTCATTTGTTTTAATGAATCAACATAATCCCCTATTAAAAATTGGTTATCCAAACTAGAAGATGTTATAACTTTTCTATTTTCATCAATATCCTTGAAGAATCTATCAAATAAAAAGTGATTCTGATTACCGGGATTCGTTGCAATACAAATTTGCCTGAATGAAGCTGATGTATTCCTTAATCGATATAGTAATTCCATGTATTCGTTTTCTTCCAATTCAACCCCTTCGTCTATAAATACCGCGCCCAAATTCATACTTCTAATAGACATTTCATTATCACAGCCAAAATATAAAATTTGTCCACCCCCATTTAACGTAATAACAGAATTATGCTTGTCATGATGGTAAGAATTTCTAGGAAGAACAGGGGGTAGTTGTCCATCAGGTTCTAATAATGTTTTCAAAGTAGATTTCTTTAAAGCTGTCATGGTTTTTCTAACAAGCAATACAATGTTTCCCGGTTCAGATGCATGGATTACAGCTTTATAACATAGGGCGCGTGATTTTCCACTACCGTATCCGCCACTATACATAATTTCTTTTGTTTTACTAAAAATGAATTCGGCTTGTTTAGGTAATAATTTAATTTTTATTATATCATTAGACATTAATTCCCCTTAATTATAAGGTTTAATACAAAAATGGTGGGGCTGGATTTTTTTTTGGATTCTACTAATAGCCAAAACGATTTTTTTTCTATATAATTAAAGAAAACAGGCGCGGAAATCAAAACGAATTTTATAAAAGGGGGTGGGACCCAAATATCTAGCCAAAAAAAACTTGACTTTAACATATATATCTTTGCGTGTTATACTTTTGTTATACTTGTTGGAATTTGATTAAACCTACAGTGAAGAAAATATATCATCACCCGATTCATAAATTTCATTCTGCTTCTTGCGTTCCTTATCCCTTTCAATCAAGACGTTATCAAACCTTTCTTCTTCTGTAAATGGTTCAGGTTCAACTTGTTTAGGCGCGATTAGTTCTTCTTCTTGAATCCCTATCTGTTCGGACGTTACTATAGGTCTATTAAGTCGTTCTACAAAATCTTTATCTAGTGTTGCATTGGGTAAAACTTCGAATACAAGTTTTGTTGCGCTATATCCATCTTTCTTTCTATCACCACATAAATCCGAATACAGTCTTGTTGCTTCCAATCTTTCACGCGCCGATAGTTCTTTATCTTGTATTAATTCCTTGATTATCTTCAGGCGTTCTTCAATTGTTATCTGACTTCGAATTCCGGGTGTGTCTAATCTTCCCTTTGGCCTACCCTTCTTTTTAATAGGCTTAGGAATAGGCTTAGAATTATCTTGTAGTGGTTCAGGCATGATATTCCCCTTTCATTAAGTTATACAAACAAGGGGAAGAAAAACATTTTATTAAAACAGGGTATCAAACATATTTCACCGGCCAATTCCAAATGTTTATGTCGAATACCCCAATGATTTCAACAAAAACATTTTTTCATGTTTTTGCAGAATAAGGTAAAATTTACGGCGCGATGTTCAATTATGTTCAATTGAATAATTTAATAATAATCTGCTTACCAAACACCAATGATTAACGTTAGTGTCGTATAATACCACCTATGTCCACACGCGATATTAATAAAAAACATGAATTTGTTAGTAAAATTGAAAATGGCGCGGAAAATATCGTGAAAAAATTAACGAATAGGGGGAAGAAAATCGGGGTTCACCATCTATTTTTTATTAAATGTGCGAATAAACATTATCACTGTTCATATAAACATTCGTAAAACGTATCAATTTCCTTCTTCGTCAAATTCTGCGCCTAAATAATCTTTCCATCCCTTCCATTCACCCGTTCTACTATAAACAATATCAGGGCGTACAGGAAGCCATATTAGCCCTTCATCCGATTCTACTTCAAACCATTCATCGCCATTATCATCTTTTCTATTGCCGGTAGGTTCATTCATAATATCCCCTTTAAAATTATCCCCATATTACTTGACAACCTTTAATAAACACGGCGCATAAACAACCTACACAAACTATACTGATAATCTTCCATACTATGTCCAGAAAATCCTTTGTGTCTTTAATCCTATTCTTCTGGCTATTATTATAAGCGTCCCGGTATTGCTTGGTTACATTCATAATATCCTATCCTTGCCACCTAAACGGGCCT